ATGTCAACGTTAGAATTTACTTGTTTTTATTTGCAACACTAAGATAGGTGAAATTTCTGACATGACAAAATCCTGAGTAACTTATTGTTGCTCAGGATATTATAAATAATGTTAAACTAAAGTGTTGCGGAATTAAGGATAGATAATTCTAATAGAGAAAAGTACAAAATCTGGAAGAACACTGGCTAGCTTACCCTTACAAGTGGTAATGTTACAGACTATGATTATATTACTAAAGATATGATTAAGTATTAGGATATACTTAGAATCCAGTCAGTAGGCTATGATAAATGGAACGCTACTTAGTGGGCTATCTAGGCTACTGATGAAGGTTTACCACTGGAAGAATATAGCCAGAGTATAGGTAACTTCAACCAGCCAACTAAAGAGCTGGAAAGATTGATTTTATCTGGTAAAGTCATTATAGATAACAATGAAATTACTAGGTGGTGTTTCTCTAATGTCTAGATTAAAGAAGACCATAACGGAAACACTAAACCTATAAAGACATAGAAACAGATGAAGATAGATGGCACTATAGCTATGATTCAAGCATTAGGAACATATCTATAGAATCCGAATAATGGAAAAGAATTATTTATAATATGAATTTTAATTGGAAATTTTGGGAAAAGAACAAACCAGAGGAAAGAGCTAGCGCAGTCTTTGGAGATTACTTGCTATATAATACGGCTAGCAGCTATGCAAATAATAAAGCTATGCTACTTAGTGCTGTTTATAGATGTGTAGAAGTAATATCTGATTCTATAGCGTAGTTACCTTGTGAGCCTTATAGGATAGATTCTGATGGCTGTAAGATTAAGTTTACTAAGCATCCGACTTATAACCTTCTTAATTTAGAGCCTAACCAGAATATGAGTAAGTTTACTTTTATGAAGACTATGGTAGTTAGTATGCTTCTTACTGGTAATGCCTATGCACTTATAGAAAGGGACGAAAGAGGAAACGCTAAAGCACTTTATTACATTCCTACAGAACTGGTAACGATATTGAAGCCACAAACTATAACAGATACTATCAGCTATAGCATTACTGGAATGAAGAATGTGGTAGAAGATTGTAATATGATTCATATTCTTAACTTTACTAGTGATGGATATGAAGGAATCTCTACCCTAGCTTATGCCAGAAAGACTTTAGGTTTGGCTATGGATGCAGAAGCTAATGCAGAAGGATTCTTTAAAGGTGGAGCTAATGTAGCTGGTATTCTTAAATGTAATTCACCACTAACCAACAAATAGAAAGAATCACTTAAATCAAGCTGGAACAGTGCCTTTAATGGTTCTACTGGTACTCCTAACGGTATAGCAGTTCTAGATGCTGATTTAGACTTCTAGTCAGTTACTGTAAACCCTTCTGATGCACAGTTATTAGAAACAAGACAGTTTAATGTTGTTGATATTTGTAGGTTCTTTGGTGTTTCACCAGTTAAGGCATTTGACTTATCTAAGAGTAGTTATAACACTATTGAACAGATGTAGCTAGCTTTCTTAACAGATACACTATAGCCACTTCTGGAGAAAATAGAATGTGAGCTTTAGAGGAAACTTTATAAGCCTAGTGAGAAGGATAGTATTACTGTTAGATTCTCTACAGCACCTTTACTAAGAGCTGATAAGCAATCTTAGGCAAACTATTATAATACTCTATTCCAGATGGGTGTAATGACTATTAACGAGATTAGAAGGGAATTAGATTTACCACACTTAGAAAACGGTGATACTTCATTTGTACAAGTGAATGTACAAACTTTAAAGAACGCAACATAGGATAAAGAGTCTATTTTAGCAGTATCAGAAGATACAGATAGTTTATTTAATAAAAAGGATGAAACCCAGACAGAAAATAGCTATGAAGGAAATTAGAAACTATAAAGAATCGGAAATAAGAGCTGTAGCACCAGAAACTAGAACAGTAGAAGGATATGCTGTAGTTTTTGATAGTCTTTCTAATGATTTAGGAGGATTCACAGAGATAATTAACAGAAATGCTTTAGATGGTGTTTTAGAAAAGTCGGATGTATTCTGTTTACTTAATCACGATAAAGCTAGAGGTGTTTTAGCCAGAAGTAATAAAGGTGTTGGCAGCTTGGAATTATCTATAGATGATAAAGGATTAAAATATAGATTTGATGCACCTAAAACGGCTTTGGGTGACGAACTTCTGGAAGGTCTTAGAAGAAATGATATTTCAGCTAGTTCTTTTGCTTTTACTGTAGGTTCTGATTCTTGGGAAAAGAGAGAAGACGGAAGCTATTTAAGAACGATAAACAGTATTAAAGAACTGTTTGATGTATCGCCAGTTTATTAGCCAGCTTATTCTACTACTAGTGTTGATACTAGAGGGTTAGATGAGCTAAAAACTAAAGAACAGAAAGAGCTAGATGAGTATTATAAGGAACTTGAAAAGAAATTAATGTAATTATGATAACAAATTCTCTGGCATTGACAGACAAAAAGGAACAGCTAAAGATTAAAGCAGAATCTTTACTTAATGAAGCTAAAAAAGAAGCTAGAAAATTATCCATAGATGAAGAAACAGAATATAATGATTTGTGTAAACAAATAGCTGATGTAGATAAGGAATTAAGAGATTTGAATGACAAATTAAATAACAAAGAAACTAAAACAACTATGAAAGAAAATTTTTCACTTTTGAAGGCTGTTAGGGCTATTGCTAACAACCAGACACTAGACGAAAGAAGCCAAGAGGTAGTAAACGCTGGTATCGCTGAAATGCGTAAATCTGGTCAGTCATATAGCGGACAGATTGTATTACCAGTAGAAGAAAGAGCTGCTGTAGTGGCTGGAACTGCTACTAACGGACAAGAAGCTGTAGCAGAAGATAAACTTAACATTCTTGCTCCTTTGCGTGATGCGCTTGTACTTAGTGCTGCTGGTGCTAACTTTATGACTGGTCTTGTAGGTAACGTATCTATTCCTACTTACAGTGGCTCTACTGTAGGCTGGGCTGGTGAAGTTGATGCTGCTAAAGATGGTGCTGGTACTTTTGGAGAAGTAGAGCTTAGTCCAAAGCGTTTGACAGCTTATGTAGATATTTCTAAGTAGTTCCTTATCCAAGATTCTGTAAGTGCAGAAGCACTTTTAAGAAAGGATATTGTGGATGCTTTGTCTAACAAACTTGAAGCTACTATTTTGGGTGCTGTTGCTGGTGATGCAACAAAGCCAGCTGGACTTTTCGCTGGTGTAACTGCTGATACTGCTGCTATTACCTTTGCCGACATTCTCAAGATGGAACAGACATTAGAGGAAAAGAATGTAGGTGGTAATATTAAGTTTATTGCTTCACCAGCAGCTAAGGCAGTTCTTAGAACTACAGCAGTAGGTGGAACTAAATCAGACCTTAGAATGTTGATGGAAGGTAATGAAATTGATGGTATTTCTACCCTTGTAACTAACGGTATGACTTCTAAGGGTCTTATCCTCGGTAACTTTAATGACCTTGTTATCGGTCAGTGGGGTGGAATTGATTTAACTGTTGACCCTTATACACAAGCTGCTAACGGTAAAATCCGTTTGGTTGTTAATGCTTATTTTGACGCTAAACCACAAAGAGCAGACTCTTTTGTAAAGAAGGTGTTAAAGTAATTATTGCTTCATTTCTAATTTGATTGGCTAGTAGCTTATATAAGCCTAAAGCCCAAGTAGGTTTATAAGGGCTACTAGTTAATCTTTAATTTCTATTTTTGGCTATGTTTATAACACTAAAAAATGCAAAAAAGCATCTTAATATAGACGATTCCTTTACAGAGGATGATGATTATATTACCAGCCTTATAAAGGTTGCAGAAGATGCAGTAGCTAAAAATGAAAATATAGCTTTAAAAGATATGGTAGAAGATGGGGAGCTACCTTCTTCTATTATTCATTCTATTCTTCTGTTAGTTGGAAGCCTTTATAATAATAGAGAAGCTACTAGTTATTCTGTTGTTAGTGAAGTTCCTTATACTTATAAGTATTTAATTAATCTTAATAGAAACTTTACTGTAAGATGAACGCTGGAAGACTAACAGAGGTGATAAGTATAGAAAGACCTTCTATAGCTTAGAATGATTTTGGAGCTAATAGTATTTAGTGGTAGAAGCATATACAGACTAGGGCAGATGTCACTTTTGAATCTGGCACTAGAGCCACTGAAAACAATGAAGTAATTTTTAGCTATAACAAAGTATTTACTATAAGATATTATCACGATATAGATGAAAAGGACAGAATTATCTGGAATGGGAAGAAGTGGAGAATACTATCTTTAGAGCCAGATAAGGCTAAGTAGTTAATAACAATCAGAACAGAGCTTATAAATGAATAATGTGGATTCCAGCTAGGTGGACTAGCTACTAAACCAACTATAGCCAGATACCATATAGGACATAGTATTTAAAGCCATTAAGAAGGGTGCTGATACATTAAAGGCTAAAACCATATCAAACCTTAGAAGACCGTCTTTAAACAGAGGTGTAAAGGTAAGACCGAATAGAGCTGCTAATGAAGTATCTGTTAATATTATGGGTGATTATAGGCTTAAATGGTTTGAAAAAGGAACAAAGGAACGATATACCAGAGGACACAAAGTAACTGGTTATTCTGATTCCAGACACCTTAGAAGAACTGGTTAGGGTGGATATAGAGGAAAGATAGTAGCAGAACATTTCTTCTAGTCTGCTAGAGCTGATGAAGAATCCTTCTATAATTCTATGATGGCTTCTATTACTGAATCTTTAAACAGAATACAATGAGCTGTATAAGTATCGGTAAAGCTATTAAGTCACTCTTAGTAGCTGGTCTTAGTAAAACAAGTATTAAGAACAAAATATATCCTCTGATAGCTGATGAAACTACTACATTCCCTTTTATTGTTTACCGTAGAAGTTCTATTATTCCAGAATCTGATAAGGACTATTCAAATGATAGTGCCTATATCCAGATAATGATAGCTGCTAATAACTATGCTGAAAGTGTAGAACTAGCTGAATAGGTAAGAACTTCTTTAGTACATAAAAAAGGAATCATTCAGACTATACCAGTAGAGGATATATCTTTAATAGATGGTTCAGAAGAATTTATAGATAATACGTTTGTATAGAATTTAATATTTAAAATAACAATACAATGAGCAAAATTAAAGGTGGTGATATGATGCTGTTTGTAAACGGCAAATCTATAGCCTATGCTACTTCACACTCACTTTCTATAAGTGGTGATACACAAGATACTTCTAACAAAGATGAAGGTGGTGGTGATTGGGCTTCTAATGAGGTCAGCAAACTAAGCTGGACAGCACAGAGCGAGAATATGTATTCTGTAGACGGTGCTGGTTCTAACTTTGATGATTTGTTTGATATTATGATTAAGAAGACTCCAGTAACAGCTACATTCAGTAAGAAGAAAGAAACTACTACAGATGCACCCGAAACTGGATGGACTGCTAGTAAACCAGATTATGAAGGTAAAGTAGTTATTACTTCACTTGAACTTAATGCACCTAATGGCGAGTATGCTACATATACAGTACAGTTTACTGGTGTAGGTGCTTTGTCTAAGGTACAAGCCTAATATATTTTGATAGCCTTTATGCCTTATACGAAGGTATAAGGGCTATTTTCATTTTAAAGTAAAATTACTATGAACACAATTACAATTAATAACACGGAGTATAAGGTAAAATATACTATTAGAGCCTTATTCATTTTTGAACAGATAACTGGTAAGGCTTTTGAAATAAAGACACTGCTGGATAACTATATTTTCTTCTACAGTATGATTCTTGCTAACAATCCAGGCAATATACTGGACTGGAATGTATTTATAGATGCTTTGGATTCAGACCCTTCTATCTTTTAGCAGTTGAATCAGCTAGTAGAGAATGAGCAAAAGAAATAGCTTTTGCTTTGTGACAATTCAGAAGACGGCACTTTAAAAAAAAGTTAAGTGTATCTGAAATGTATGCTATATTAGTTATGCAGCTACATTATCCTCCTTAGTATGTCTTAGATGATATGTAGATGTATGAAGCAAAGGTAGCTATGAAGTATGGCTACTATGCTAATAAAGATGTCTGGGAAGCTAACAGACTGACAGCCTACATAACAGCACAAGTAAACAGTAAGAGAAAATTAAAAGTAACTGATTTAGTTACATTCCCTTGGGAAGAAGAAAATACTGCTGAATCGGATAATAGAATAACTAAAGAGGATATAGAAAGATTATAGAAACAAGCTGAAAACTATTTAAAAACGAAATAATTAATATGGCTAGGGACTATGTAGTAAATATAACTGGTAGGGATAATTTATCTGCTACCCTTAAAGGAGTAAAACAACAATTATAGGACACTACTAGTAGTGCTAGTGGACTTGATAAAATTGAATAGAGATTTGAAAGAATCCAGAACTCTACAGCCCCTCTTAAAAGGAAATTAAGAGAGCTATAGGGAATAATGGATAAGATGAATCTAGATGGATTGGCTAATACTGATGTGTTTACAAGAATGGCAGCAGAAGCAGCATCTTATAAGGATGCTATAGGTGATACAGCCTAGGCAGTACGTTTGCTTTCTTCTGATACAGCTACTTTGGATGCTGGTATAGAAGCCTTCTAGGGTTTGGCTGGTGCAGCTTCTATAGCTACTTGTGTAATGGGTATGCTAGGTAGTGAGAATGAAGATGTATAGAAATCCATTCTAAAAGTTCAGTCTGCTATAGGTATTCTGAACGGTGTGCAAGCTATTGCAAACACATTGAATAAGGATAGTATCTTAATGCTGAAACTTAAACAGTTCTGGGAATCAGCAAACGCTAAAACTACAGTAGTAGCCACTACAGCCACTACAGCTAATACTGTTGTAACCAATGCTAACAGAATCGCTACTTAGGCTTGGAATACAGTTAAGGCTATCAGTAAGGCTTTATTAGGTGATTTTACTGGTTTGATTCTAGTAGGTGCTGGAGCTTTGGCTACCTATGCAATGTTTACGGACGATTCTACCGAAGCTGATAAGAAAAATGCAGATGCCCTTAAAGATTAGAAGTCAGAAGCGGAATCTTTAGCAGATACATTATCCAAGAAACTAGGAACTGAAACAGCAAATCTAACTGGAAAATATCTAGCTTTAAGGGATGGCTGGAAGAACTGTAGAAATGAACAAGAAAAGAATGAGTTTATTACTAATAATGCTACAGCCTTTAAAAGTCTGGGATTGAATATAACTGATGTATCTAGTGCTGAAAATGCTTTTGTAGCTAATACAAACAGTGTTGTATAGGCTTTAAACGCCAGAGCAGAAGCTGCTGCTTATGCTGCTATTTAGCAAGAACTTTATGAAAAAGCTATTAGGCAAGAAGCCAGTATTAAATAGCAAAAGCAAAAACTTACTACCGATACTAGAAACATAAATAATCAAAGGGCTAGAGCTGTAGGAAACACCAAGTATCACGATACTAACAACTATACTAATGCTGGTATAGAAAAGCAAGTAGCACAAGCTAAAGAGATTAGAAAGCAAGCGGAAGAAATGGGTAGAAAATCAGCAGAAGCAGCTAGAAAGGCTACCCAACTTAGTAAGAAGTCTGGTGCTTTTGGTTCTGTTAATACTTAGAAGACTGGCAGAAAAACTACTAGAACTAATAGGACTACTAGAACTAATAGGACTACTGGAACTACTAACAACACTAAAGAGCAGCCAGTATTTAAAGAGGATGCTGTAACTATAGAGGATATGACTAATAACGTGAATATCCTTACTTCTAAGTTAAAGCAATTAGACCCAAATACATCCGAATTTGAAGAAGTATCTAAGTAGATTGAAGGCTGGAAGGATAAACTATCTGCTGTTGATGAAAAACTAAAGAAGCCAGAAGAAGTAAAGCCAAAGTTTGAAGAAGGTTCTATAGCAGACTATCAAAACCAAATAGCAGCTATAAATGAACAGCTACAGAACCAAAACTTATCAATGGATGTAAGGCTTAATCTGCTTACCAATAAGGATAACTTAGAGAAACAAGCACAAGAGCTTATTAACCCTTTAAAAGCAAAAGAAGATGCTGAAAAAGCAGCAGAAGAAGCCGAAAAGGAAAGAGCAAAGCAATAGAAAGAAAGAAGGGCTAAACAAATAGAAGGCTACTAGGCTATAGGGGATGCTGCTAGTGCTATGGGCTAGCTTATGTCTGCTGCTGGTGCAGAAGGAGCTGCTGCTGCAATGTAGATTGTAGCTACTACTGCTAATGCTACTGCTTAGATGATTCCTTAGATAATAGCTTTAATTGGAGCTAAAGAAGGTGAAGCTATGGCTAGTGGTACTGCTTCTGCTGCTGCTTTACCGTTCCCAGCTAACATAGCTGCTATAGCATCCATTATAGCTACTGTAGTAGGTACATTTGCATCTATATTCTCTACTGTAGGTGCTTTTGCTGGTGGTGGTATTATCTAGGGTGCTTCTACCCACGGTGATTAGTTACTGGCTAGGGTTAATGCTGGTGAAATGATATTAAATGGTAGTCAGTAGGCTAGACTGTTTAACTTACTTGATGGTGCTGGTGCTGTTGGAGGTGCTGGAATAGGTTAGGTAAGTTTTAAGATTAAAGGCTCTGATTTGTATGGTTCACTTAGTAACTACAGCAAATTAAAGGCTAAATCTGGACTTAAACTAGGAATCAAATAATTATGTATATACACGGTGATTTTAGGGATGTTAATAATGTGCTTTATTCAGTACATATATTAAGCGACAATGATAAAACAAAAGAATTAACTATAGGAGAAAAAGGGCTATACTTTAGTGGTAGCCCTATCTCTATAGAAACAAATATAGATGATACTTTTTAGACCATTATAAGAAAGTCAGCTACTATAAATTTAGTAACAAAAGATTATATAGGTGACAAGTTATTTGCAAACAATTCCAGAAATATAAAGGTGAACATTTATAAAGAAAACATTTGTATCTATGCTGGATTTGTAGAGCCAAACACATTCAGTTAGCCTTTTGCAAATGGACTAGAAGAATTTACAATTAATGTAACTGATGCACTAACAACATTACAGTATTATAATTATAATGATGCTACTTTAAAGAATTATTTAAACGTTAGATAGGAAGCGAAGGTAAAGACATTTAAGGAAATGCTGGACTTAATGCTAGGTGACATTTTGAATATAGATATAGTAAACGGTACTGGTGGAGTTGTTTATTATGACCTTTCTAAAGGTATTACAAAGGGTAAGGAAAGCACTATCTTTAATGATTGTAGTATGAGCGAGCTTTATTTACTTGGTGATGAAGCTGATGATGTCTGGACTAATGAAGAAGTTCTAGAATAGATGCTACAATATCTTAATCTTCATATTATATAGGAAGGACTGAATTATTATATATTTGATTGGAATAGTATAAAGGATAAAAGAACTGACTGGTATAATGTTACATTACAATCTACTATTAAAATGAATCCTTTAACAATAGAGATGGCAAGTGAAATGCACTCTAGTAGTGACACTAACCTTACAGTATCAGATGTTTATAATCAAATACAAATCAAATGTAGCATAGAAGACCAAGAAAACATTATTACAAGTCCTTTAGATAAAGATAACTTAACATCTTTATTTGATGGTAAAACAAAGTATATGTCAGAATATTGGACTTGGGGTAAAGGTGACGATAAAGATAAGGATAAGACAGCGACTAGTTGGATGCATACAATGTTACAAGAAAAACCAGTTAATTTTAGTAGAAGTGAAAGAGTTGACTGGTATTGTCAAGTAATGAATCCATCTAATTGGAAGTTCAAAACTTTAGATGGTAGTGCTGTTGAGGAAAAGGTTTATAATGATATATTTCAATATAATAAATATATACAACAATGGAAGATACCTTTATATTGTTATAAGAATCCATTAACACCTTGTATTTTAAAGTTAGGTAGTGTAAAAACTATTGATGCTGGTAAGGACGTTTTAAATAATAAAATTGAAATGAATAATTATCTTTATATTCCAATTAAAGGAAATGGGAAAGATAGTCCTTATGAAACAGTACCTACAGAAGCGGATATAGTGAACCACATTAATATGATAGAATATATTGGAAATGAATCTGGTGGTGTTTATTCTCCTTTAGATGATAATACAACAAACTACTTAGTATTTAGTGGTAAAGTATTACTTCAAAACATAAATTCATCTTTTAATTATTGGGAACTTTTAGAAGCGTATGCTCAAAACAATCCTTATAAGTATCTTAATAATAAATTGAAATTTGGTAATGAGTATAAGTATTATACACGCAAGTTTTGGAAAACTTATAGTAAAGGTGCTGAACCAACTGAATTATATGGTAAAAATTCATTACAACCAATATCAGACCAGAAACCAGATAGTACAAAGATGTATCAATATAAATATACATTAACTCACGGTGAATCTCACAAAAAGATGCCAGTACTTGAATGTGAACTTATAATAGGTGATAAAAGACTAATTGAAGTTGACCGTAGTAAAAAAGATGGTAGTAGATTTATATGGGTAAAAATAGGAGAAGAGCCAAAAATCTCAGCATCAATAGATGGTAATACATTTTCATACCCTATAACTACATTCTCTTTTAGTGTTGAACCGAAGGTAGATGATTATGTTATCGGACAAGAACACGAGGTATATAACAATATTAGTTTTGATATGAATATAAATGCTAAAGGTACTGCTATTCCAATTACAAAAGAAGATGCTTTATCTGGAACTATCACATTTAGAATACTTGGACCACATAATTTAGTATATGGTAGAAAAGAAGGAGAAGTATTTTCCAATACTGTTTGGTGGACTAGAGATAAAAGTGATAATAATAAAAGCATATTAGCACATTTAGATAGTATTATTATAAAAGACTTTGAATGTAAAGTTTACTCTGATAATGCTGGTAATGATAATGAAGATGATAATGACTTAATCTATATAAGTAATGAAACAGATAAATTTATAAATAAGAAAGACGATATAGAATTTAAGTTCATAACTTAGCTTAGTAGTGTTGAATGTACTTAGAAGGGAATTAAGAATAGCGTTAATCTAAATACAGTAATTAATACTAATACCCAAACTCCATTAGAGAGTCTTTACAATGCTACTACTAATGAAACTGCTAAACCAGAAGAACATTACATAGACCAATACTATAATGAGTATTCAAAACCAAAGCTAATAATGGAAACAGATTTACACGATACGAATGATATATCTATTTAGAATGTATTTCATTCTAATGTATTAAAAAGAAACTTCTTTATTTAGTCTATTAATAAGGACTTAAAAGAAGCATCAACACATATAAAACTAAAGGAAGTATGATAAATATTCAATCCTTCGCTAAAGCAAAAAACAACTCAAAATCAACATCTAGTAAAGGTTTTAGTGGTGCAGTCATAGGTACAAAAATCCAAGAACATAAATTATGGGGTCAACCATTTGACGGTACACAAGATGTTGATGGAGATATTAATACAAGTGGTAGAGTAATAGCAGATGGTAATATAGTATCTAAATCAGATTTAAAAGCTGGTGGTAATCTAGAAATTGTAGGTAATGGATTCATTAATGGGTCTGTTACTGCTAATGGTGGATTACAATTTAAAGGTGATTTAACAACGGATGGTAATGTTAATGTAAAAGGTAATATTACATCTGATGCAAATATTACTGGTAAGAATATAAATGCAGAAACAGTAAATACAACATCTAATATAAATGCTGGTGGTAATATTAAATCTGATGCAGACATTACAGCAACCAATATAACAGCATCTGCTAATGTTAATACCAATACACTTCATATTGATGGAGATACCCATACAAACGGTGATATTTATTTAAATTTTGGCGATATTTATGGAGAGGAAACTGACATATATTGTCGCAATATAGAGAACAAAAATAATATTATCACTAATGATATAACTGTAAAAAATCAGTTAAATGCTAAAAATGCTAATATTGACACACAATTATCAAAGAATATTACCACAGATTATCTTACAGTAACCAAACAAGCACATTTCTGGGAATTAGTTGTTGATAAATTGTCTGCTACTAATGGTGCTGTTATTATAACACCAGCACACGCTAAAGTAGAAAGAGTAGAAGTATATCCACAAGCTAATAATGGGATAGTTTCCTATCAATTAGCTTGGAGATGTAAAGATGATGATGGAAAAGAAATAACAAATGATTTTAAAGTTAATGACTAGATAATTTGTCATACTTTTAATGTTAAAGAAGGTACATCATCTAATGTTTCAAATAAATACTATTGGGCGGTTGTTAAAAGTGTTTCAACTATTGAAAGGGACTATGATAATACTGGTAAAACGGAATTATATAATAGAGTAGCTATTTGGACTAAACCAGAAGATTTTGATGGTTCAAGTATTCCAGAAATTGGTGATGAAATTGTATTGTTAGGACATAGAGGAGAAGATAAAAGCAGACAAAACGCTATTGTATTATCATCTGTTAAAAGTAATTTTCTTGATGAAGAAGTACAACCACCTTCTATAGTACAGTACAAAGGTATTAAAACATTTGCCTTAGCACCATACCGATATAATGTGCTCGCTGCTAATGGTAATAAGTTTGTAGGTAAATTCAATATTATAACAGAAGGTGGTATAGAAGAACTAACAAACACTAATGTAATTAAACTTGTACCAGATTACTTACAAGCATTTGTAGATGTTAAAGAAGATAACTTAGAAATGTATATTAAAGTTGGAGTACAAAAAAACAATGAAATATTAACAGATTTATCAAATTACAAATTACTTATAACAGATGGCTTAAATGCAAATATTACACTTACTGCTACTGGTGATAAATTTGAATTATATAAGTTATTACAGACAAATTACTCACAACAACAAAATAAAATAACATCTATAATATTATTTCTTCAAGATGAAAATAACAATGTAGTAGACCAATTAACATTTAATATTAGTTTTGAAAGCAAAGCATTATTTGATATTAAACAAGATGCTATTGAAGCAGCAGTAACATCTTCTAAAGGCTATACTGATAATAAAGTTTCATCTTTAAAGATAGATACAGATAAGATAGCAACAAGAGTAAGTGATATTGAAAACGATTATGTTACTGGTTCACAATTAACACTTGAATCAACAAACATAGCACTGAATGTATTTAAAGATAACAACAAATTGCGCAATATGGTGGTTGGTTCTGCTTATAGAGATTTAGATGAATATAAATCTAGAACAGCAAATAGTGCTTATCGAAGTGTAACTATATTTAGCGGAACTAATCCTAATAATTACCCTAAAGATAATAATAATTTTGTTAGATTTAATGCACAAAACCAAACTGGAAGTACATTTACTGGTTTAGACTTAAATATCGCCCAATTAAAACCTAATACTAAATATATTGTATCTTTTTGGGTAAGAGTAAATAAAGCGTGTGATAATAGCTCGTTTTGTAGATTGGTATATAATACAGCTACAATAAATAGAGGTACTCTTTTTAATATTGAGTTTCCGAATACAAATATTGGAAAATGGGTAAAGTACGAAACAACATTTACAGTACCAAATGGTGTTACAGAACATTTTATAGAAAATCGTGTAAGACAAAATGGTATTATAGATATGTGTCAAATAATGATAGAAGAAGGTACAACATACAAGGGTTGGACATTATCTCCTTATGATGTTGGCGTAACAGATGCTTTGAAGAAAACTGGAATAGACATTGAAACTGGTAAGATTACATTAAATGCAGATGATACTACTATTAGGGGTAACTTAAATTTAAATGATACTGAAAATGGTTTAACAGTATTTGATAAGAATAATAGACCAGCGATAAATATGCAACCTAAGAATATCAATGAGTTTGCAGAAATGAAAGATATGTATGTACTATTTACTAATAGAAATGGAAATCAAAACACTGTTATAGGTAATGGGTCTAACACAACTACAACTAAATACTATTTAAACTATCTTTATAAGAATGATATATTAAAGATTGATAATATAGTATATCAATGTTGGAGTGTACCTAAATCAAGTGCTGGTGTTAGTGATAACGATACCTATATAAAAGACACCTTTGGTTTAACTGCAACATTAATCATTTATAATGGTAATACAGTGTATAAACGTATATCATTTCATAAAAGTAGGAAGGTTGATGATTCTACTTGGGAAATGAATTTAAATCAAACTATAAAAATAGAGTCAAGCGGTGCTTATTATATTCAATTCTATATTAGTGTACCTACATATTTTAATAGTACAATATATGTAAACTTTATTGTAGATGGTAGATACCAAGTAGGAATGAATTTACAGTCATTCTTAGGGACTGATGGCGTTTTATTCCATAATGCACCTAATGTAGCAATGAGTTGTACAGAGCAAGAAATGATGTTTAAACACGCATTTAATGGCATTAGTTGGAGTGATTACTATGGATTATCAACTGTAGGTAATAAAACTATGAATACTATTGTTAATATTGCTGGGCAAATAAACAATGTAACTTATCCTCACTGTGTACCATTTTATAACTATACACCTACAACTGTTATAAAAAGAAAAGATTATACATTAAAAACAATAACTGTATTAAATAATAATACTAGCGTTTGGTGCCACACTATAAATCCAAATACAGATGTAGGTATTATTATTATTAATGAACCTTATATTGGTACTGGCGCACAAGAATCCTATATCGAGCTTCCACCAGTAAATTATAAAGTTAGAATATCACCAACGCAACAAATGATTGTAAATTTACCAGTAGGTTATACGGTTCATATAGTTAATGTTTCAAAGGTTTTTTCTACTTCAACTGTAAATATACATATATCGCCTAAAGCAGCTGCTGGTAAAGGTAGAATATACACAACACAAACTGGATGGACTTCAAAATATACACAAAATGTGTTGAATAAATCATATATGTACTTGGGAACAGATAGTGGCGGTAATGTTATATGGACTTTATTATAATTATGAAAGAAAATTGGAAAGAACTCGGATTTAAAGATAAAGCTTAGTATATTACAGCTATGATTCTTATAGCTAGTGGTATATTGATAGCCTTTTTAAGTTTTGCTTGGATTTAGACTATAACTAGTGGTGTTCTTATATATATTGCCTAGGCTTTTACTGCTGGTGGTGCTATATTTGGTGTAAGCATCTATTTTAAGAACTAGTTAATAGAAGCTCACGGTGAAACTATGGATAGGGTTAAAGAGCTTATAGAAGATGTTGTAAAAGTACATTTAGAAGATAAACACTAAAAATTAGGCTGGTATCTATTTGGGTACTAGCCTTTTTTAGTACCTTTGCCTAAAATAGATTATTATGGATATATTACTAAAGAAAGCAAATGAACAACTTGAACAAGTTAGAAAAACAGTTACTAATGATTCTTCTTTTAACTATATTACTGCTAGATTTGGTATAGATGCTGCTGTAAATTATAAATTAAGAAATGTAGATACTAGCCGAAAACAGAAGTATCTGGATTCAGAAGAAGTACAAGACACATTAAAAGCTTTTCATTTAGATAGTGAAAAGTTTTGGCATTTATGCTTATTTCTAAAGGACTTAGTAGAAGGTTATGCTGATGGTATAGATGCTGTTAGCCCTAGAGATGAAATAAGCCAGCTAGTAGCACTTTTAAAAAAAGTAGAATCAGACTGGGATGAAATTTATAACCTTAAAAGTAATGCTATGTTATCTTTAAAGGTAGGTAAGAAGACTGTTAAGATAGAGAATCCTCTAACACTAAACATTATTAAGTTTGCATTATATATGTTCCTACAGACTGATAATAAAATGTTAGATAATTCTTCTTTTAATATGGCTAAGATACATAAAGCACCTATATATAATATAGTTCTATTTAATGTGCTTCTTAAAGGATTCTTAAAGGATAAGGTAGCGGATAAGACTATATACGCTTCTAATGGTAATAAAATATCAAAAGATAAGAGCTTACTTATAAGTAGAATGATATTTATATTAGGTATCTCTGATGATGAATCTTTCTTTGATGATTATAAGGAAGACGGTTCTAAATCGAACTATTTAAAGAACTATATCAAGAAGTATAAGAGTTTAAAGAAACCTACTTATAATAGTCGTTACTTCTTTGAGGGGGTTAATGAGGTCAAGTTTACAACCCCCTAAGCAAGTTGTCATATTATTTCATACTGTAGTAGGTTTGATGTACCTTTGCACCAGTTAAAACAAATAACGGTGCTCTGGTATTAGTACTACAGTCTTACAGAGAATAACACCCTAATAAGGCAGTAGGGATATATATGATATTTAAGACCATTAAAAGTGAAGAAGTAAAGTTTGAGAATGTAGCTGATGTGTTCAACACAAAAAGAAATGAGCGTAATGAATACTTTGGTAAGTATGTAGCAGAAGTAACCGATGTTAATCCTTCAAAATTAAATGCTGTAGCCAATAAGATTAAGATGCTGGAGAAGGAATATAACTTATATCTAGCTAACTTAAAGGTTCTAGCTGATGCTGTAGATGTGGAGAAGAAGGAAGCTGATGCTAAGATATTAACAGCCCAAATAAATGGAATGAATGAAGAACAGCTAGCAGCACTGAAAGCAGCTATAGATGCTAAGATGAATCAGCAGCAGAATTAATCAATACTTCTACTAATGAAATGAAGGCTACTCTAACTAGAGCAGCCTTTTTTGTTGTTTATAGGGGTATGGGGTCAAATTTTGAGCCAGAAGGCACTGAAACCACGCGCTCCCGTTCTTTATACCACTATGAGTTTTCAAACTTAGAAAACCAGTTAAAACTACTAGAAACCAGTCTGTAAGTTAATCTAAGTTAATAATTTCTTGGGGTAAAATAAAGCAAATATAGCGTAACTGGCTGATAATCAATAAATATTTGTCTTTGTAACTTTGATGTCTTATTTGTCGAAACGAGCAACGCCGAAAGCCCCACGCCAGTGTAAGTATATAGAAAGCACTATTGACAACGAACGACAAAATCGCTCGAAGCCAATGAGGGCTGTATATAATACACCTCATGAGACGTTCCCGTTGCTTTGTTTTTGACAATCAGTTTGAAGTTGCGAAGTTCTTATGGCGTCAAAACCAAAGCGTACAGTTACGCCTTATACCGTATGTATGTCTGCCCAACCTTTGCCCATCGGGGCTTTCGGTATGGGTATAGACGTTACAAAGATAGCACTTTTATCTTGGAAACCACTTTGTTTTGCTGGTAAATCATGATTTTAAGGTTCGATTTAACATTGTTAAATATAAATATGTCAAAGAATTCCACTTTTGCGTGATTTTCCTTGCTAAAAAGTTTGTATTATCAATGAGTATTCGTATCTTTGTAGCGTCAGTCCTCGCCAAGCCTCTTAACAATGCTCAAATCGTGCGAGGCGTTTTTTGTTTATACACATTTGAACATGGCGAATCTTATTCCCTTTACAAAACGGTTTGAATCTTCGGAAAATCTCGTTAATCTGCTTGAATCACGAGGTTTACAGATTTGTGACAGAAACAAAGCCATACAGTACCTTGACAATATTGGTTATTACAGATTGTCTGCTTATATGTATCCTTTGTTGAAGATGCCCAAGACTACACATTTGTACAAGGAAAGTTCTACCTTCAAAAAGGTGATGATGCTTTATCGCTTTGACAAGAAACTGAGACTGCTCATGTTCAATGAGATAGAAAAGATCGAAATTGCTATTAGACGTGCGGTGGTGCAAATAACAGCAGATATGACAGGCAATCCTTTCTGGCTTACTGACTCTTCTTACTTCTTGGATAGTTCCAGGTTTAATGAAACAATGCGAGCTATATCCAAGGAATACAGCAAATCCAAGGAGGAGTTCATTCTCCATTTCAAACGAACCTACTCAGAACCTTACCCACCATCGTGGATTTTAGGAGAACTGCTTACTATTGGAAACGTCAATGCTATTTATCGCAACATTAAACAAAATCGCATACGCAAGCGTATTGCCAAACGTTTTGGGTTGCCTATCAATGTGTTTGAGTCATGGCTCACGGTTATTGCTGTTACTCGAAATGCCTGTGGTCATCATTCAAGAGTATGGAATAAGCAGAATGCTATTCAGCCAGCAATTCCCAATAATCCAGAAGGAGAATGGATAACACTGCCAACAGATTCCATGCGTGCTTACTTTGATCTTTGCATCATCAAGTACTTTCTTAATGTTATATCCCCCAATAATGATATGCAGTCCAAACTAACATGGTTGTTCATTCGGTTTCCCGAAATTGACTTAAAAGCTCTCGGCTTTCCGCAGGGATGGGAAACGGAACCATTATGGAGGTAATAACATGTGGAATGGCTACTGATAATTCACTCCCTTACATGGTTTTCTTTGTTTCCGCTTTATCGTATTATGGGGGCGGTTCAAGCGGCCCAAACCAATACATACCTATGTGATTTTTATGTGATTGAAAGTTAAATACGTTAAATCTCACGCTTTTCGTATCTACACAGAATTCACATTGCCACTTTTCTACTGTTTAGAGCATATAGTATTGATAATAAACTAATAATAGATACGAATTTTGAATTGTCGGCTGCGCCGATTAGGAATTATTCAATTTTGATTTAAGAATCCGTGACTCTCAACTCATAACTCTCAACTCATAAATTCAAAATGCGCGCAGCGCATAATTCAAAACTCAACATTCAACATTCGCGTAGCGCCTACACCATTGCCTGTAAGCCCAGCGTACTCAGTACCGCCGTAGCGATGGCTATGATCAGTTTCAGAATCGTCTTCCAAGTGTCGTTGTTCATTCTTTTCATGGTATTACGTTTAATAAGTTCGTATTATCTGTAACGGGTGTTCCATCAAACCGTAGAGGGCGTGTCAAAACTCCCAATATAAATAACAAAAAACTCGTTGTACGTTCTTGTGTGGATGTACAACGAGTTTTTGTTTTTCTACAATAAAAAGCCTTATAAACAATTTATATGGCGTTATATGGGTCAAATAAGCCC